GTGTTAGTGTAAGTAATTGGTCTAAACTCAGCAGTGATGCTTGGAAGAATGGTCATCGTAATCCCACATTAAAATTGGTATTGGGCGATGACGGTAAGTATGTAAGACTTTTTGTTATTGATGAAAAGATGTTTCACGAAATGCATGAGGCATGGAAGGAGAAGCACGATGTCTAAGTTTGATGATATTTTCGGTCAGGCCAAAAAAGAGCCAACTAATCTGATGTTTATAGAAATAGATGGAACGTTTGCTTGTATGACTTGTGACGAATATGTCGGTGTAGGGAAGTGGTATCAGATGGAGCGGGTTTTGATTTGGGAATGCTCTTCTAACCACAAGAGTATGATTGAGAATTTCGGATGATTGCAGAAACATTAGAAGGTGTCAGTGATCTTAGTGAACTTAATGAGATCAGCGATTTTCTTCAAGACGAAATACTAGATGAGTGTTTGACAAATGTAGTAAAATTGATAGCGAAGCCAGACATTCAGCCTGCTACAGCAGCCCGCCTTATTGTGCAGTTGTCTGCTATGTCTTTGAAATTCAGAATGATCGGTAAGTATTATATGATCTATGATAAAGATGCTGATCAAGGCAGTAAGAAGAAAAATACTTATCTGTCTTTGAGTGAAGGCTTGGACAAGTTGGTTGACTCTTTGAAGTATATTGCCAGAGTGTCTTAAGTTAACAATGTGTTACAATTAATATAAAATAAAGGAAGCGGTTATTTATGATGAAAGACTTGATTGCGGCACGGAGAATGAGTCGCAAGAACAATGACCTATTAAAGATAGGTGATATTTTAATAGATCAGTACGAGCAGCAAAACAAGGCTGCTACTTTTCTGACCAAAAAAACATTTTCACCTTCTGGCGTAGGGCAATATCAAGGCTCTTGTCCTAGATACTGGTACGTGGCTTTTAATGGTGCTGAGTTTGAGTATAAGAATACACCTCTCAGTGTCGCCATTATGGCTAACGGAACAGCCGCCCATGATAGACTGCAAACCGCTTTTGAAAAGGCCGGGGTGTTATCGGAGAAAGAACTACCTGTTGAAATATCCGATCCCCCGGTCTTTGGTTATGCTGATGCTATTTTTGAAATCGATGGTGAGAAAATTGTTGCAGAGTTTAAGACCACCAACCAAGAAGCCTTTGAGTTTAGAAAGTTAAGCCAGCAGCCCGCCGAGGCCCACAAACTTCAGATACTCTTGTATTTGAAAGCGACGGGAAATAAACGCGGTGCAGTTATTTATGAGAATCGTAATACTTTACAGTTGTTAGTTATTCCAGTTGAGTTAGATGAAACGAACGAGCAATGGCTTGAACAGGCATTAGAGTGGATGAGAACGGTACGATCCGCTTATGAGAACAAGCAAAAGCCAAAGCAGCCATTTCAACAAAGAAATAAGATTTGCCAAGAGTGCCCGGTGTATGAGACCTGCTGGTCGGATAAAGATTTTGATGTAGAAATTCCAAAGTTGGATCTCAAGGCACTATGACCCATTGCGCTAATCCTGATTGCCCCAATAAGTTTGAGCAAGTAAAGCATAACCAAAAATATTGCACCCCCGAGTGCTGCAAGATTGTCACTAACGCTTCCCTCATGAGGGATTATTATAATAAAAAGGCACGTCTGGCTGGTAAACCAAGATTATGCGTGAGATGTGAAGTAACTAAATTATCAAGATACAATGAAACAGAAGTTTGCTCAGAATGTGTGGCAAAAGATAAGGCGCATAAGAGAAGCAAGTTGTTTGTTAGTTTGGGAATATGAAAGTTATAGGATTAGATTGTAATAGTAAAAGTATTGCTTATTCTGAGATGGACAACGGAGTCCTTCTTGATTATGGCTTGATTACTTTTTCTACTGATGACAGAAACAGAAGAGTTAAAGACGCGTACCGACAGGCTGCAAAGTTGTTCAATGAAAAAGCCCCGGATGCTGTTGCCATTGAAGACGCTGTGTTTGTTCAAAATCAGCAGTCACTTATTACTTTGTCATATTATTTTGGTGCGATTATTGCTGCTAGTCCGGTAAAGGTTAGTAGCGTGAGACCTTTGGAATGGCAGAGTAATATAGGAAACAAAGTATTGAACGCTGGACAGAAGAATCTTATAAAGATTGCTAATCCAGGTAAGAGCGAGACATGGTACAAAAATAAATACCGTGAGTCTAGAAAAGACTTTACTCGTCAATGGGTGAAGGAAAAGTTTGTTGTTGACATAGAAAGCGATGATATTTGTGACAGTATAGGTATAGGATGGTGGTTACATACTCATGGCTCCTAAGATGTATTCAAACCAAAGTTGGTTGAAGACTCAATATCAGACTCTTGGTAAAACGGCTGCTCAGATAGCCAAAGAGCAAGGTACGACTGAAGTAACTATATATAACTGGTTGAAGAAATTTCAACTCATTCGTAATAGTCGAAAACTAAGTAAGAGGTAATTATGACTGACAACGTGAATCATCCCGAACATTACACTGCTCACGAGAGCGGTATTGAAGTTATTGAACTTACAGAAAGTATGAATTTTTGTACAGGTAATGCTTTCAAATATATTGCGCGAGCCGGTAAGAAGTGGAATGAAGTAGAAGACTTAGAGAAGGCTCTTTGGTATCTTACAAGGGAAAGAGGTCGTAATGTCGTCCTTTTTGACCGACCTGAGGCATTCCAACTGTCACTGAAGTATCTAGCGGCAGAGACAAACGACTACGTATTTGATATTATTGCTCCCATATTTGCTTACGCGTTCAACAAAAGTCAGTATCCTCATGATGTCCTTAAGGATGCTATTGATTATTTGAATGTATATATTGAATTTATAAGAGGTGAGAAGGGTGCCGGGAACTGAGTTAGACTTAGCCGAGCGTTATCAAAGACAGAACAAAGTTATTGAGTTACATCTTGAAGGTCACTCACCCAATGTCATTGCTAAGAAACTTAACTATAAGTATAAAGAAGTAGTTGATCATATTGGTGAGTTCAACGAAATCGCCAAGAGTGATGAGATGCTGCGCGAGCGCGGTAGAGAGATGGTGCATGACTATGACGAGTCAATTAATAGAGTCCAGCGTGAAATGTGGAGACTCGCACAGGACTCAGAGGATGCGGGAGATTTAAAAACACGCGGCACTGTTTTGAAAGCAATTGCTGACACTCAAGCAAAGCGTGTAGAAGTGCTTCAGAAATCAGGTGTTTTGGCCGATAACAAGATTGTCGAAGAGATGGCTGCCACTGAAGAGAAAATGCGTGCATTGACAGAAATTGTAAGAGAGGTATCACGACACTGTGATAATTGTCGAGTAGAAATTGCTCGTAAGTTGTCTATGCTTGCTGGACAAGCAGAAGAAATTGTCGTTATTCAATAATGAGTTATGATTTTTCAGACATATTAGATCTTCTAAATGAAGATGTATTTGAAGAGACACCTGCAACAATAGAGGAGTTTGTTACCCAAAAAGACTACTTGGGTCTTCCTCCTCTATCAGATGAACAGTATGATCTTATTAAAGCAAGTACCCAAATATACAAACAAAAGACTCTAGAAGATCTTTTGCCAGAAGATGAAGCAATGAAGCGTTGGAGTCAAACCTTTAATGAGGTTGTTGCCATTTGGGGTAAAGGAAGCGGCAAGGACTACTGCTCAGAAATATCTTGTTGTTACATAGTTCATTTGCTCTTATGTCTTAAGAACCCACAAGAATATTTTGGCAAACCGCCGGGTGACTATATTGACATCATGAACATCGCGCTTAATGCTCAACAGGCAAACAACGTTTTCTTCAAAGGTCTAAGAGCAAGAGTAAGGAATAGCCCTTGGTTTGAAGGAAGATTCGATGCTAGAGGTAGTGAAATAGAATTTGACAAGTCAATTCGTATTATCTCTGGTCACTCAGAGTCTGAATCTCTTGAGGGGTATAACGTACTTGTTGTTGTACTTGACGAGATTGCCGGTTTCGATCAGGCGCCAACAACAGGTTTAAGTAAAAGAATTACTGCTGATTCTACCTACAAGATGCACAGAGCGTCAGTAAGTTCTCGTTTTGGTAAAGAAGGCAAATTAATTCTTCTTTCTTTCCCTCGTCACAAGTCTGACTTCATTATGACTAAGTACAACGAAGTTGTTGCTGAAAAAGAAGTTGTCAAGAAAACTCACGAGTTTAAGTTAGATCCTGAACTTCCAGATGATATAGAGTCAAACAAGTTTAAGATTGAATGGGAAGAAGACGTTATTACCGCTTATCGATTCCCAGGGGTCTATGCCATTAGAAGACCAACATGGGCTGTTAATCCTACCAAAAAAATTGATGATTTCGCTTTGTCTTTCTATCGTGACACTGCCGACTCAATGGGAAGGTTCGCCGCTCAACCCCCTGAGACCGTCGATGCGTTTTTCCACGACGATGAAGTCATTGATAGATGTCTGAGTCAGCCAAACGGAGTTGACGAGACTGGAAAGTTCAGGAACAGTTTTAAACCCGACCCTGAGAAACAATACTTTATTCATGTCGACTTGGCTCAAGTACACGACCGCGCTGCGGTTGCTGTTGCTCACGTCGAAAATTGGAAGCAAACAGAACTCTTTGGGCAAAAGTTCTCCATACAGCCTTACATCGTCGTTGACTGTGTGAGATACTGGACGCCAACCAAACAAGATCCGATTGACTTCAAAGATATTCAAGAGTTCATCATTAGTCTAAAGAACCATAAGTTCAACATCAAGTTGGTTTCTTTTGACCAGTGGAACAGTTTTGCCATGATGGAAGAACTATCCGGCTATGGTATGAAGACTAAACGATTTAGTGTAGCCAATGATGAATATATTGACGTTAAACAAATTATGCATGAGGGCCGGTTGCAAGGTCCAGACATTCCTATCTTAAAAGAAGAAATAAGAAGACTCAGATTATTCCCTAATGGAAAAATCGACCACCCCTACAATGGTTCTAAGGACTTGTTGGACGCTATGGCAGGTGCTATAGTTAGTGCAGCAGCGAACAGCGACCGTAACAGTTCATTTGAGATTGAAGTTATGACTGCCGCTGACATTAGAGAACACACACGTAAGGAAAGAGAGTTAGAACGACCAGGAAAGGTGATCAAGGAAGCACCTAAGAATGAGATGCCTAATGAGTTGAGGGATTTCATTACCAAAATGAAAATGTTCTAGGAGGAAAAATGGGATTTGGACTAGTCACACGTCAGGAGATCGTTGAGGTTCTTACTGACAGAGATGGTTTTAGTTGCTATCTATTTGATTGCACTTTGCCATTTTCTGATGACAATCCACCTACTATTGATCACTACATGCCTCAAGAGTGGTGCCGTCGCCAGGGATGGACCTTTGAGCAGATTAATGATCTTTCCAACCTAAGACTTGCTCATAAGAAGTGTAATTCTTTGAAGAGCAATATTGTTCCGAATGAGGATGGAACAATTGACATTCCTGTTCGTGAGCCTCGTAGTATCAAGGCCCCTCGTCAGTCTGTATGTGACACATGTTATTCTGGCCGTCTACTTTTGGCCGGTGAAGAGTGTCCTATGTGTGGTTCTGGTCCTCAGCCTGCAACTGCTCCTAAGTACCTTCAAGTGCCTATTAAGCAATGTGACCACGATGAAACATATTGTGCCTACTGCTACATTGGTATCATTCCACGTAAGACTGCTCTAGAGCATCTTTTAGTCGGGCCATGATACTTTTTATTACGTATTACATATTCTGCGGTATAGGTCTATCCTCAATGGTAGCCTTTGCCTTATATAAGAATATGTCGTTTCGTAAATATTTCTTTGATGCCTTCAAGAATGAAGTAGGGGTGTCAAAGGATTGGGCCATAGTTATTATGTTTGTTATGTACACTCTCCTATGGCCTTATTTCATGCTAGCAGCGATCTTCAAGGTTAGGGCTTGATTCGAATTTTGAATTAAATTCAGAATCATATATAATTAAGACATGACTAAATATTGTAGTGCTTGTAAAACTATTAAAGATATTGATGATTTTGCCCGTTATGCTCGCCGCCCTGACGGTAGACAAACTCAGTGTCGTTCTTGTAAGAGTAATACTGACAAGTTATATTATTTTAATAATCTTGAATCAATCAATGCAACAAAAAGTAAAAGGATTAAAAAAAATCAGGTGTTACTTGCTCAGTACTTAGAAAAAAATCCTTGTGTAGATTGTGGCGAACGAGACATTCTTGTGCTAGAATTTGATCACAGGGATGGCTCACCCGTTAATAGGGTGACAACCATCATTACTTCATCATGGAATTCAATTTTAAAAGAGATTGAAAAGTGTGATGTTAGATGTTCAAATTGTCATACCAGGATTACCCATAAAAGGGCTAATGATTGGAGATGGCAGTATTGCGCGGTGGGGGAATAGGCAGACCCGCTCGGCTCTGACCCGAGAGTTTTTAGGTTCGATCCCTAAGCGCGCAGCATAATTCTATTGTTGTTATACTGAGTTAACACTTGCGTGTAACGCTAAGGAGGTGCTACAGTATGGCTAAAGGATTGAACGTCACAACAGCAAAGCCAAAGAAGAATGGCAAGATTGCTTCTAAGCCTGTTGGACAAAAGTTAACTAAGTGATTTAAAGTTATGCGAGTCGAATGCTATCGATTATCTGGCAAAAAATAATCTCGATAGCAACCAACATATTCGCATACATTGTCGGTGTAGTTTAATGGTAGAACAAGTGCCTTCCAAGCATTTAGCGGGAGTTCGATTCTCCCTACCGGCTCTGGTCGGGTGTCCTGCTGACCATAAGGCGGTAACTGCCTAGGGTGTGGAAGCCTAAAAGTTACAATGGTCCCATCGTCTATCGGTTAGGATACAGGACTTTCATTCCTGTGGAC